GCGGACGCTGACCAAGCAGACCGGGCTTACGCGCACGACAATCGTCAAGGCGGTCAAGGTGTCGCGGTCGGTACCGGCGACACTGACCTATACGATGACAGCGCGCGGCGGTGATGTCTCGCTCAAATATTTCAAGGCGCGGGAAACGCGGGGTGGCGTCAGTGCTGCCCCCTTCGGCCAACGCAAGGTGTTCGCCTCGACCTTCATAAAAGCCGGATGGTGGCCAACCCGGGTCACCAAGCCGGGCTGGAACGGTCAGGTGTTCAAGCGTGTAAGTGATGCGAAGCTGCCGCTTGAAAGGCAGAAGTCGGGCGTCATCATTCCAGCCGAGATGGTCAAGGGTGCGACTGCAACCGCATTCAACACAACGGTCGCTCGGGTCCTGCCTCAACGTATCGAACACGAGATCAAGCGCCTGACCAGGGGCGTGATCAGCTGACCCACCCCACCCCCCGGGTTTAGGGACCGTACCCCCTCTCTCCCCCAGCCGCGGGGTGTAAGACTCCCGAAAAGCTTCCAGTCAGGCTGGCTCAAATGTTGGGTTGTCAGGGTTGTCAGGTGGTGCGGTGCAGGTTGTCAGCGCAGATCAATTCAAAACCATAGGCGGGGAAACGGAAACCGGCGGAAAGCAGCATGGACAACATCATGGTTGCGCCAGCCCATGTCGCCGAGCGCGACGGGGTTTCAAAACAGGCGGTCACAAAACTGGTTCGCGATCTGGCCGGCAAGGCCGAACTGCCGGTCGAGCGGGATAGCCGCGGGCGGATTACCCATTTCAGCCTGGCCCATTTTGATCATCTGCGGGAACGCTTCGCATCATCTGAAAAAGTAGCAGCTGCAAGATCAATGTCGCGCGCACCGACCAAGACGGGAAATGTGCCTGCGGTAGATTCGCGCGACGAAGCGCTGCGGCAGGAAGCCTGGCTCAAAGTCGGGCGCGAGCGGTTGCGGCAGCAGGAGTTGGCCGGAAACCTGGTGCGTGCAGATCTGCTCGCCGAAGCGCTGGCAAAGGCTGGTCGGGAAATCCAGGCGATGGTCGCCAGGCTGCCAAATTCGGCTGATGATCTGGCCATGGCTGTTTCGAAGGAAGGCGCGCACGGCTTGCGCGTTGCGCTGCGCGAGACCGCTTTCGAGATCAATGCGAAGATCGCCGGTGTGCTTACCGATCTGAAGCTACAGGCAAGGGACAGCGACCCTGTTATCGAGGAGGCAGACGCGTGACAGTGCATGCGATCTGCCACCCTGGCGCCGACCGATTTGTATTTTCATCTCTTGCCGAGGCAATACGCCCGACACGACCGGAGACTTTTCGCGCATGGTTGACCAGAAACATCGTCCTGGTGGATGGGCCGCGCAAGGGCGAAGTCTGGTCTGCTGCCGACGCACCTTATCTGCTCGACATCGCCGACTGCCTGTCGATCGAACATGCCTGTAACCAGGTAACGGTCCGCAAGGCGCAACAGACCGGCGTGTCGATCCTGGCGCTCGCCTGGTCGCTGTATCTGGCCGAGGTCGCGCCGGACAATGTGCTGTTTGCGGTTCCGGGTATTGACGCGCTGCAAGACATGAACTCCGGCAAGTTGCAGCCGTTGATCGATGAATGGCAGAAGCACACCGGCAAGAACATCATCCACCCCTCGACCAGCCGGTCGGGTGTCGGTTCAACGACCTATGAGAAAAAATTCGCCGGCGGCGCGATCTATCTGGCCAATGCGAACACGGTGATGGACCTGTCATCCAAGACCTGCCGTTACGGGGTCAAGGATGAGGTCAGCAAGTGGAAGGAACTGCAGAATGGCGCGGATCCGGAAACGCTCTATTTCGGACGCTTCACGGCGTTCCGGCGCACGAAGTCTTACAAGATTTTCGCTCTTTCCACACCGGAGCTGGACACAGGAGAAGAGAACGGCGATGGGCCAGGTCACTGCCGGATCGACCGGGATTTCCTGAAATCGGACATGCGGTTCTGGCACATCAAATGCCCAGAGTGCCAGTTCGAACAAGTCCAGTTTTTCGAAAATCTGATAGTCGACAAGGCGCATCCGCATCGGTCCCGTTATCAATGCGAGAACTGCAGCCACGAAATATCAGAGGCCGAACGGGTGATCGCGGTTCGTGCTGGACGGTATATCGCGACGGCGCCCGGGCCTGACCGCGAGCCAGGCTTTCACGTCGACGCCTTCATCAGCCTGATGATGAGTTATGAAGCGATCGCAAGGGACTATCTGGATTCGCTCGGCAAGGGTGAAGCTGGCGCGAAGGACTTCTCCAACCTCTACAAGGCGCTGCCCTATGCGATGCGCGGCAATGCGCCGGATCATCAGCGGCTCATGGAGCGGCGCGAACGCTATGAAAAGCGGGTGGTGCCAGCAGAATGTCTGCTCGTGACGGGCGCAGCTGACGTGCAGCACACTGGCATCTACGCCGAATTAGTCGGGTTTGCGCAGGACCGGCAGACATGGACTCTGGACTATGCCTATTTCGAGGGTTCCACGGATAATCCGCAAGCCGGTGCCTGGCTTGATCTCGATGCATACTGGCGGACACCGATGACGGATGCCTGGGGCCGGGAGCGTGGCCTTGATGCGTTTGCAGTCGATGCCGGTGATGGCGGGCGAACCAACCAGGTGATGGAATGGTGCCGCCGCCGGCCCGACACCTACGCGATCAAGGGCCAGCCTGGCAGAGGGATACCTGCAATCGGGATCCCGTCAAACAAGTCTGTCACCAGGCGCGGCAAACGGAAAAAGCACGGATCTGCCAGGCTTTGGTCAGTCGGGACGTGGTCGCTGAAATCGGAATTCTATGGAAACCTGCACAAGATAGGGCAGGCAGCTGGCGCGTTGTTTGACCCATCGGGCTATTGCCACTTTGGCGACTGGCAAGGTGAGGAATATTTCAAGCAGATCACCGCCGAATATTTTGAGCAGAAGATGAAAAATGGCCGCTATCACGAGGAGTGGAAGCGAAGCCGCAAGGATAATCACCTGCTCGACTGTCGGATCTATTCAATGGCCATGGCCGAGCATCTTGGCTTGACCAGAATGAAAGTGGCGGAATGGGGTGCGCTTAGATCCCGGCTGCACCCGTCGCCTGACACGGACCTGCTGTCTCCCACGGCTCACTCTGTGCAGGCTGTTGCACCGGAGAAGGTTGCAGAAACTGAGCGGACCGCTCGCCCCCGGTCGCGAACCAAGTGGAAAAGCTACTCATGAAACAGGCAACGAGAGTGCCGAATATTCCGCGATCGTCGTTGCGCGGCTCCAAGGCAGCCGACGTTACTCGGGCACAGATGCGGTACATGGGCCACGACAGCTCCGGAGTGCTGTCAATGCGGCGGGCTGTCACTCGGGATGTCAAGCACGACATCCGTGACGCGGTTCGCCGGTCTTTTGCCCTGGCCTTCGATTTCATGCAGAACTCCGGCTGGATTTCCGGCGTTGCTGACCAGATCATTGTCGACACGATCGGCGTTGAGTTGAAACTCAATGCCCGTCCGGATCTGTCAAAGCTTGGCTACTCGGACAAGGAGCGTTCCGACTGGTGCCGGTTGGTCGAAGATGAGTGGCGGCGGTATTCATGGAACCCTGCCGAATGCGATCTCGCCGGCAAGGCGACCATTCCGGAAACGCTCGACGGCGTCATGCGTTACTATCTGGCGGCTGGTGAAGGGTTTGGAATTCTGGACTTCATGGATGCCGCGACACGCTCAAGGTACGGGCTGACGACGGGAACCAAGGTGAGCCTTGTCTCTCCGCACAGGGTGCCTCACACCACCCGCCTCGTTGAGGGTTGGGATGGTGGCGTCTATCACGACGAGATCGGCCGGGTGCAAGCTTACAAGTTTCGGCGAAATGAATCTGGGGTTGAGCGTGACGGCGATGTGGCTGCGCGGTTTGCCAACGGTCTCACCAAGGTTCTGCATGTCATGGATCGAGGCACAACGCCGAACAGCCCGCGTGGCATTTCACCGATGACCCCGGCGTTCAAGACGATCGCGCAGAGTGATCAACTGGCCGACGCTACGTTGACAACGGCACTGTTGCAGACGGCATTCGCGGCGACGATTCAGAGCCCGGAAGCATCCGCAGAAGCTTTCGAAGGGCTCCAGATGCTCAGAGAGGACAACGATTTTGATGGGGCGAAAGATCTCGCGTCGGATCTTCTCGACGTCTGGAGCAATCGGATCGACGCCCTGAAAAACAAGACGCTGTCGATTGGAAGCGATGCAAGCCAGATCAATCACCTCGGCCCAGGGGAGACACTGAATATCCATGGGACCAAGACGCCTGGTCCGCAATATGTGCCGTTCCAGCAAAACATGCAGCGAGAAATCGCCCGCTGTCTGGGTGTCACTTTCGAAAACCTGACCATGGATCACTCAGCAGCTTCTTATAGTTCAACGCGGATGAGTGTTGCGTCGATCTGGCCGATTGTGACTCGTCGCCGCGAACGTATCCCGGCACCCTTTGTGCAGGGGATCTATGAGGCCTGGCTTGATGAAATGGTCGGCACGGGCCGGATACCGTTCAAGGGTGGCTATCGCGCGTTCCGGGCAAACTTCGAACGGGTGGTTGATGCCGAATGGCGGGGTCCGGAGAAGCCGGAGGCTGATCCCTATAAGGCGGCTCTTGCCAACAAGGTTGAGCTTGAAACCGGCACAGCCACTTTGCAGCGTATCTATGCAGCCAAGGGGCTCGACTGGGAGGAAGAGACCGACCAGATCGCGCGTGAGGTCAAAAAGCTGGATGGCGTTATTACCGCCCCGCACGGGCGAAAGGTGGGTGGGGATGGCGCCGGACCAAATGGCGCTGCCGCAGATGGTTTGAGGGAGCCTGCCAATGGCTGAGAAGGATTGGTGCCAGGAGGCGATAGATCTTCGCCAGTTGCGTCGTGACATCGCAACCGGCCAGGCAGTTTCAGAAGCCCGCTTTGGTGAAGATCTGGTGAAGTATGCCAAAGCGGATCCGGCAGGTCTCGATCGTCTGATCGCGGAAGCAGACCGGAAGTGTGATGAAACGAGCGGCAAAGTAGCGCGCCGCCGTTATGCGATCGGTGTCAGGCACCGGCCCTACTAACAAGGACTCCAGACATGGCTTGTATTCTTGACGGCGGTCAACTGACGTTGACCGGCTTCGTTGGCGATAACTATTGGGATGACGGCTTTACTTCGGGTGAAGTGCTTGTCGCTCTGGCCCAGGTCGAAGACGATGCCGAACTTACGGTAATTATCAATTCGGGCGGCGGTTACGCCACTGACGGTGCCGCGATTTACGCCATGTTGGGCCGGCGCGCCGGCGTGACCGATGTTGTCATTGACGGAATCGGTGCCTCTGCAGCTTCGTTAATTGCCATGGCTGGAAACACCATCACCATGTCGGCCGGTTCGGTCATGATGATCCATGACCCTGCCGGCATGACTTTTGGCAATTCTGCTGATCACTCCAAGACAATTGAAGGCCTTGAGGCCCTGGCCACGTCCTACGCCCGCGTCTATGCCGCGCGCTCCGGCAAGACGGTCGATCAGGCTCGCGAAATCATGAAGGCAGAGCGCTGGTTTAACCCGGACGATGCTGTTGCAGAGGGCTTTGCGGATGCGGTTGGTGAAGCGACGGCAAAGGCTGTCGCCGCGTTTGATTACCGCCTTTATGCGTCCGCGCCGAACCGGCTGGTCGCGCTCTCAAAATCAAAGAAATGGGATCTCGCAGAGGTCTCAAGCAAACCGGCGGCATCCGCCCCGGTGTCACCGCGTCAACCACAGGAGACTGTCATGACGGACAAAGAACGGGCGGACAATTTGGCCGCCGAGAATGCAACCCTGAAAATTTCATTGGCCACGCTTCAGGCGGCGCAGGATGAGGCCGACCGTCACAATGGCGTGATGGCGCTTGAAGAGGTCAAGGGCCGCGAAGTCCAGGCCAAGGCGTTGGCCGACAATGGTGTCGGCATCGAAGCGGCCAAGGCCATTCTGGCTGCCACGCTGCTGACCGGGGATGAACCCGCTGACGATCCTGCCATCGAGTATGACCGTCAGCGTCTGGATGGTGCCGGGATGAACCGCGGCGGCGGTAAGCCCGAAGCCAAAAGCGGCCTGTCGGGTCTTGTCGACGCGCGGCTTGCCAAAGCCAGCCGGTAAGCCGGCGCCGGCTCACCACAACCCAATCTATTCCAATCACCAGGGCGTTGAGCCCCTATCCATGGAGTTAGCGTCATGACGCTTTCGTATTATTCGCATACCGCGCCAGCCCGCGAATCCGACCTTCTCAAGCTGGAATATGATCCACAATTCTGTCGCGAGGATTACACGCTGATGGCCGGTGACGGTGAGGATCGCGTGGTTTTGCTCGGCACTCCGTTGTCGCTCGCTCTTGATGCCGCTTCCGTTGCAGCTTCTGCCGCGGCGGTTGCAGGCAATACCGGCGACGGCACTATCGCCCTGGCGGACCCGGCCACGACAAGTGCTGTCGTCGAGGGCACCTATGTCATTACCTGCACAACTGGCGGCGCCGATGCCACGTCAAAATTCCGGGTTGAGGGGCCGAACGGCAAGTCTGTCGGAACGGCCACTGGTGGCGCGGCTTTTGCCAAGCAGATCAAATTTACGATCTCCGGAGGTTCGGCTGCTTTTATCCAGGGTGATGCGTTCGAAGTCATCGTGGCGATCGACCAGGAATCGGAAGCCAACGAGCGAGTTGCCTGGGTGCCTGGCGCCGGCGACATTGTCGGCATGTCCCTGCGAAAAACGACAGCGCCCGATGGCGTGTCGACGCAGGGCCTTTCGCTGGATAACGGCCCGGCGGTGATTTCTGCGGATGCCGTCCAGTGGCCTGAGGATATCACTGCGACCGAGAAGGCGCAGGGAACTGAAATGCTCAAAAGGCTCGGAATCAAAATCCGCTAGCAGCCCATCTTCGCCGGAGCGCGGATGAAGCCGCGCTCCGCATAACCACCTTAATAATCGGTGACGGCAGAGCCGCGCCGTCAGGAGATGACAATGTTCGACTTTCCCTATTCCAGCCTTGATCTCACGCAGGAGGTCAACCGCTTGCCAAATGAGTTCGGCCTGCTCAACGCGCTCGGTGTTGCGCCGATCGAAACCAAGGCCTCGCGGTTTGTCCGTGTGGATTACCGCAATGGCCAGATCTATGTGCTGGGCGCAGAAGAGCCTGGCTCCCCCGGCAATGTGGGTGGTGCTGATTCCGAAGGCGGCGTGATCTTGCAGATCCCGCATTTCCCACATCTCGAAAAGATCGCAGTCGGTGACCTTGATGGTTTGCTGCAGGTTATGAACGGCGTGGTCGACGCGCGATCGCTTGACCGTGAAACTTTCCGCAAGCTGGACCTGATCCGGAAGAACCATTCGATCACGCTCGAATATATCCGGCTTGGTATGCTCAACGGGCTGATCAAGGACGGCAAGGGCAGGGAGCTCTATGATCTCTATGCGCTGTTCGGAATCGTCAAAAAAGAAGTTGATTTCGTGCTCGGAACAGGGGGCACTAATGTGCGCGAGAAATGCGAAGAGGTTGTTGACCACATCCAGACCAAGCTGCTGGGCGAGACCACTACCGGCGTTGACGCCATTGTCGACAGCAAGTTCTTCGGCAAGTTGATCGCCCATGCCAATGTCGAGAAATTCTGGATCAACGCGCAAAACAGCAGCGAGCACCGGAGCCTGTCCCGCGAAAATGTCGGTGGCAACTGGGGACGGGTGTTCGAATTCGGGGGTGTCATGTTCCGCGAATACAAGGGCAGCCTGCCGTTGCGTGCATCCAATGGTACAATCAGCACGGCAAAGAACGTCGCCGACAATTCGGGCACGGCCTATCCGACAGGCACCCAGTCGATGATGCGGACATTCGAAGCGCCGGTCTATCACATGGATATGGTCAATGAGGAGCCGGATGCCGACACGATTTATGTCTCGGTGGAAGAACTCAAGCACGGCCAGGGTGTCGAGATGCTTTCGCAGACCAACCGGATTGCGATCAACAAGCAGCCGGAATGTGTTGTCCAGATCAAAACCTCCAACTGATCAGCTCTTTTGACTGACTGAGCCATGTCCAGGGCGGGCCTTTTGTCCGCCCTGTTTTTATTGATCGAGGCGACCATGAAAACGGCACGATTTCACGCATTGCGCGACCGCATTCTCGCTGTTGTCGACGACAAGTTCGCCGAGCCGGTGTTTCTGTCCTTCCTGAAAAACGGGACTGTCGACCCGGCAAGACAAGCGATGGAGATCGAGGCTGTCCTTCGCGTTGGCGGCGGCAAGGAAACGGCGGTCGAGGGCGGCAGGTCGAGCGACTGGCGCAGCCGCATTCAGGCGCAGCGCGCCGAGCTTTCAATCGACCGGGCAAAGTACCCCGGCATCGTTCCCAGGCAAGGCGACAAGGTGAAAGCCCTAGCGAGACCGGGCGAGCCTTGGTTTGAAATTTTGGCAATTGACGATCGCAGCATGACGCGGCTTGTACTGCAAATGGGAGAAGCATGATGCTGGCGCGTATCGCTTTGAGGATCGCCGCGATTGAGGCGATCAAGGGAAAAACTCTGGTCGGTGCCAATGTCCTTGACAGCCAGATCGGCGCGCTTGATGTCGCAGCCGATGGCAGCATTCGCAGCGACCAAGAGGCACCATTCATTTCGGTTTACACAGACGGCAGCAAAATTGCCGGCGGGCTTGATATCCGGTCGCTCCATAAATCGGGTCTGACCGAGTTGACGATCGAAGCCGGAATC